ATATCTGGCAAATAGTAAAACGGAGAATGGGTGAGCGAGAGCCTAGTGTGGAATTTGAAGCTTATTCAATTCAGGCAATCGCTCAAGACCTTTTCGAAATGTACGAAGCAAGCGAGGTGAGCAATGGGATGGAAGGGGAAAAAGCCGACTAGTTTTAGTCTTGATGTGTCTAAAGCAGCAGAAGACCATGTGAAGCATATTGTCATGGATGCTGTGCAATCCTTGGTTAATCTAAGTCCTGTTGATACTGGAGCATACCGTGCTTCACATATGGTTTCGGTTGGATCTGGTGACTATGGCATACGTGGACCTGAAACTAACCCAATTCAAGATGCTGCTATTCAAGCTGTAAAGATTAAATTGGGTAATTTGGTCTACATACAGAACAACCAGCCTTATGCTGAGCGCTTAGAAAATGGGTGGTCTGATCAAGCACCACAAGGAATTTACAACACCACCTTTACCTTTATTTCTCAGAAGTATGGCGGCTAATATGGCAATGACTTTAGAGCAGGCGAGGCAAGCAATTGCCGAACGTATGCAAAGCTTTACTAGTATTTCCCAGGATAGAATCCAGTATCCAAATTTACCAGGCTTTAAGGTTCCAAAGGAAGGTTTGTGGAGTCGCTTAACGATTGCGGGCGGTCCAAGTTTTATTTCAGGCATTGCTGATAATCCTTGTACACGCCGTACCGGTAATATTATGGTCCAATGCTTTGCTCGTCCCAATTCAGGAATAATGGAAATCACAAAACTGAGTGATGCTTTGCTTGCCCATTTTGAATATTACTCAATTGATCATCTAGAATGTTTGCAAGGACAATCAATTTTTGTCGGCCAAGATGCTGATTTCATTCAGTATAATGTGACCATTGGGTATAAGGTGAATTGATATGTCCTGCATGCTTACTCAAGAAGAAATCGAAATTAAACGGCAAGAGCTTGAACGACACTTGGCAAGTGTAATGGCTGAAGAGCTGAATAAATGGCAATTAGCTAATAAACTATGTGTTTCTGATGTGAATATACGTTTAGCCGATGTTAGTAGTCTTGGCGGATCTAAACATAATGTCGTTACTGGAGTAAGTGTCGATCTAGATGATTGATTTTAAATTTTAAAGAAATTACCGCTTAAGAGCGGTTTTTTATTTTTCTAATTTAGCAACCACCTTTCGAGGTGGTTTTTTTATGCCTATAAGGAGTAAAAGCCATGTCGAGTGGTGCAAAGATCCGTCTTTACTATGCTGAAGAGCAAACCCCCGAAGTATTACCAACTACACCAGCTTGGAAAACCGTACGCCGAGTTACTGATGGCTTAACTGAAAACGTCACCACTGAATCATCAAACAGTGTGGTCGATTCGCGATTCCGTCAAGGTGGCATGGCTACCGAAGCAGAAATAACAGGTTCTTTAGAAGTTGAATTATCTATTGGCTTGTTTGATGACTTCTGGTCAGCAGTTGCAATGAATAACTGGGCCAGTGATGTTCTTAACTTTGGCGGGAATGTGCGAAAGACATTTACCTTCGTCAAAGTATTTGAAGATATTAACCAGGTATTTATTTACCGCGGTGTACGTATAAATGAAGCTACGATGTCTATTGCTACTACTGGCAAAATCACAGCTACATTTGGCTTGATGGGCACTCTGTTTGAGCGCACTACTACAAACCCTGTTATTTCGCCTTTACCAGTCCCTGAATTAGTCCTTGTTTCAGCGCTTAACGTCGGTGATCTTAAAGTTAATGGTGAAACAGTTGTCGGAACTGCTTGTATGCAGTCTCTTGAATTGACCATTAACAACAATATGGAAGCAATCCGTTGTATTGGCTCTAAAAAGCTCACTGCAACGACTTATCTCGAGAAGATTGTTGATATCACCGTCAACACTCAATACATGTTCTCGGCTCAATCGGCAGCATATATCGACTTCATTAAAACCCGTGACACCATGCCGCTAGAATTCTCTATTGAAGATGATGCAGGTAATGGTTATGCATTCCAGTTCCCACAATTAGAAGTGGCTGAAGCTAATCACCCTGATGGCGGTGGAGAAGACACCATCACAGTCGACATCAACTACAACCATATTCGCGTATCGCCAGTTATTACTCGTGTGATTGCGCCAGTTACACCTTAATACTGATTTGGCAGCTTTATTGCTGCCTTCTTATTTGGAGATATAACATGGCTCTTGAAGTCAATATTCAAAGAAATAAAGACGTTAGTTTGTGGCGCGAATATAAAGATGAAGAAGGTAATGTACTTGCTGAGTTCAAGATCCGAGGCATTGGATATAAGCCTTATCAAGTAGCTTTAGAACGTGCGAATAACCAAATCACAGCTAAAGGATTTGATGTTGCTAAAGCTTCACCCGATGACAAACTCTTTCATGAATTACTATTGGAAGCAGTTGCATGCCATTTAATTGAAGACTGGAAGGGTGTTGTATTTGTCGAAGAAGGTCCTAATGGCGAACAGTTAAAGTCCGAACCTGCATACAATGCAGAGAGCGCTACGAAATTGCTTAACATGGGCGATTTAGGGGTTTCTCTCTGGTCCTTTATTCGAACTGAATCAGAAAAGATTCAATCAGAAGCTAACCAATATCGAGATGATGTTGTGGGAAAGTCACAACCCTCTACACCTTCGCGAGCAAGTACGCAGGGCTCACGGACCACGAAAAAAAGCAAAGAGAAGCGCTCGGCGTAAAGCTTCCTGATGCTCCTGACTATTCGTATGTAGCTAATGCCATCCTGTCTGCATATAATACGATTGCAAGATCTAGACGCTATGAACAAGGTGTTCCTCTGGCGTTAGATATCTCAGCAATTAATGCTTATTTAGAACAATACGACTTGCCAGTGGAGCGTTACATCTTTAATGACTGTATCTTTACGCTTGACGATATGTTCTTGGATGAGGCGCATAATAAGGCGACGCAACGAGCGACGAAGACTTAAATGCTGACTTCGGTATATAACTTAGACTTTGCGACGTGATTTAGCGCGATTGATGTAACATAATACGGTCAAGTGGTTGACATTCCCGTTAAAATTCCTTATTGACAGGAATGTCATTATCAAATATTCTATCAATGTAGTCGCAGCGCGGTATAAATACACCACGCCTAGATTGAGGTACGATAAACACTGCGATAATCGTAAACGTATTGTAAATACGTTGCCTCTAGGTGCCGCACCGAATTCTAGCCTCTAAGTTTCTTAGGGGCTTTTTAATGCTTGATAATAAAATATGCGAACATTTATATACTTGGATGAAAGTGGTGATTTAGGTTGGAACATGGAAAAGCCTTATCAAAAGGGTGGTTCCAGTCGAATGCTTACGTTAGCGGCAATCTGTTTGCCTGAGAATAAGGTTAAGTATGTTCAGCGTATTGTAAGAGCATTATATGAAAAAAGAAAAAGACCTTTAAAAAATGAATTAAAATCAGTTGATTTGAATCTAAAAGATAAAGAAATATTCGTCAAATTGACTGCGAAACTTATCAAAGACCATCCAGATATACAGCTTCGCTCAATTACAGCAAATAAAGAATTTGTTAATGCAAGATTCAAGAGCGACCCAAATGCTTTCTATAATTATATGGTGAAGCTTTTACTTCTTGGGACTATCTGCAAGCATAAATATGTAGATTTTATGCCTGACAGAAGAAGTGAGCGGGTTTCGTTGAAATGGAATATGGGCGAGTATTTAAAGCAGATGGTTTTAGAATGTGGCATTGAAAACCAAATTGTTAACCAGTCATGCAATATTATGCCAATGGATAGCTCAAAATGCCTTGAGCTACAATTTATAGACTTCTATGCAGGTTTGGTCTGGTCGGCATATGAATTTAAAGACATGACAGCAAGAAAATTTATGGCAGAAAACCGAAATACCAATCATAAGCTTTTCTTTCCAAAAGAAGACAAAGTGGATAACGTTGTTGATGAAGCTGTCTAAACCACCTTCGGGTGGTTTTGCTTTATGTGACATTTAATGATCAGTTTGTTAAAGTTAGTACACTTTATAACAAATGGATTACATTATGAAAAAGTTTTTAATGGCGGGATTTCTTGGATTCGGCTTGGTAGGGTGCTCAACTACCATGCCTATTAACTATATAGCTTCTCCTTCGATCCGCGGGCAAGGAGAGATTGCAGTTGGGCGATTCCAATACACACCTGCTCAACAAGGTTTAGTTAAAAAAAATGAATTTCAAAAGCCATCTGCTGCGATTGGAACAATGTATATGTCTGATAATGCTGATGCACTGTTAAAATCTTCCTTAACAAAAGAATTAATAGCAGCTGGGTTTAACCCAAATGACAATGCGGAAATAACAATAAATGGGGACATAAAGCAATTTCTGTATGACTGGATTGGATTTGTTGAAGTAGATTTCTATTTAGATGTGGAATATACAGTAACTAAAAATGATCAAGTTATTTATAAGAAAATAATTAAGACTCACAAGGCTTCACCTAAGGCAATGGGCGGTACAGACTCCGAAGCTGTTCGTTCGGCAATATCAACTAATATTGGTGAGTTATTGCAAGACTTGAAAACTCAAAAGATTATTTGAGGTGGTGGAGATGAAGAAAATATTAATTGTGGGATTATTGGGATTTGGATTTACTGCAAGCGCATATGCAAATACTTGTAATTATGAGCAAATAAAAAGTAGTGAATACCAATTAACTGATTTATCGAAAAAGTATGTGACGAATAGTTTTTTTATCGATCCTGATAAAGATATGCTGGCCAGTGTTCATCGAAATGAAAAAGGATATAAAGCACTCAAAGAAAATAAATTTAAGGTTTTTGAAACAGGGGTGGTTACAAAGTATCATGACCGTTTTATAAAAACAGGGGTAAAAAACTTTACCGAAGATTTAGTTGTCAATGGAAAAGCTTACACCTTAAATAAATCATTAAGTACAAAATTAATTACATCTAATTGTGAAATTTATTATCTAAATTTAGATAGACCAATTGATGAAAAGTTCATAGGCTTTACCTTTTTGAAGGTCGATAATAGCCCTGCTGATTCTGCAAGCCTACAAGAGATAGTTGGGAAAGCTTTACAGGTCAAAGATACGAGCGCCACGGTAGCTTTTGACCGTTTTGAAAAAATAGTAAATATAAAAACTAAAGATTTCGATAATATGTTGCTGCGAGGGACATATAGCCCAACAACAAAGAAACTTTTAACAGCTCAATTGTATTTGAATACATCATTTATAGGAAAATGGGGAAATATTCAAATTGCTTATGATGCCGATGGAAACACTCATGAGGTTGTGAAAATTGATCGAGACGCAGACTGCTCTAATAGATATATGGACTGTAAATTAAGTGAGGTTGTTGGCGTATCATTGTCAGAACCATTTTTAAGAAAAAATAAAAATGGCTTTGAGCTAAAACTTAAAGGTCAACAAGATCGGATTATCAAAGTACCTTCCGATATAGTAGTTTCATTCTTAGATGGATTGGATGCTGCGAAAAAGCAATATTAATATAGCAAGAAAAGCACCCTAGGGTGCTTTTTAAAATTGGTTTAACTACCCTGCTTGGTAATTATATTTAACTTAAAAAGAACTACCCACTCATTGAGTGGGTTTTTTATTGCCTAGAGGAAAGTAAGATGGCACAAGAATCACGTCTCGTCATTGTAATTGATGCTAAAAATGCAGAGCGAAATGCACGCAATCTAGGCAATGAGCTGGATAGCATTGAGCGCAAAGGCGACTTTGCAAGTAAATCAATGGATAGTTTGTCTGTGGCAACGCGTCAGCTTGCTGGATATATGGCTGGATTAGTTACTGTAAGTGCTGCAATTTCTAAGATGGACACTTACACAGGGCTTCAGAACCGTCTAAAGCTCGTTACTAATAATCAAGTTGAACTAAATAAAGCAACGGAAGACACTTTCCGAATTGCTCAAAAAACCTATTCAGCATGGGATTCTGTTCTACAGGTCTACCAGCGTTTTAGTGATAATGCCAAAACTTTAAACCTCACAATGGATGACACAGCACGTTTAACTGAAACAGTTTCTAAAGCTGTAGCAATTAGTGGTGCAAGTGCACAAGCCGCAGATGCTGCTTTGGTTCAATTTGGGCAGGCCTTGGCAAGTGGAACGTTGCGTGGAGAAGAACTTAATTCTGTAATGGAGCAAACCCCAGCATTAGCTAAAGCAATTGCTCAGGGTATGGGTATTACTGTAGGCGAATTACGGTCAGTAGCTGCAGAAGGAAAAATTACTTCTCAAGAGATTGTAAAAGCACTTAGAAATGTAGAAAAAGATGTAGATGCACTTTTTGCAAAAACCGATATCACTATTGGACAGTCTTTGACGCTGCTCAACAACGAGATTACTAAATTTGTTGGGGAGTCAGGAAAGGGCTCAGGTGCAGCACAAGTTTTAGCGGGCAACATTCAGACTTTAGCTGGAAACCTAGATGTTTTAACTTCTGCAATGATGGTTGGTGGTGCTTATTGGCTTGGAACCTACATTCCTGCAATTTATGCCTCAGGTGTTGCTGTAGCTGCAAAAATTAAGGAATTAGCTGCTCAAACAGTTACGCAATATGCTGCAATTCAAGCCGAGCGCGCAGCTGCAGCTCAACAAGTAATTAGCACTCAAACAGTTGTTGCAAATACTCAAGCAACTTTAGCTGCTATTGCGGCTGAGAAAGCTCTAGAAGTACAGCGCCTTAAATCTCAAATTACTGAAAAAGGCAGAACAGCGACATTAACTCGTATGGCTGAGTTAAAGAAAATTGAGGCTCAAGTTACAAGAGAATTGGCACTTGCTGAAGAAGCATTGGCTGTAGCTCAATCAAGATCAGCAGCAGCTGGTGCGGCAAGTGTAGGGATAGGATCACGGCTTTTAGGTTTACTTGGTGGTCCAGTTGGTATTGGGATTACAGTAGCAAGTTTAGCAGCTGGATATTTATTAATGCGAGACAACACAGCTGAAGCTAATAAAAAGCTTGAAGAACAGGCTCGAGTTGCAGAAAAGACAGACGAAGCATTAAAGAAATTAGCTGGCAATGATAAAACAAAGGCAGTTGATGATTTAACGGCAGCATTCAATACCCAAAATGAAGCTTTGAGTAAGTCATCTCTTGCTGTAGGAGCTGCATTAATTGATATAGAAAACTATGCTCGTGGCAACAGGGAAGTAGAAAATATTTCCCAAGAAGCACGCAAAGGAACTATTAGTTATGCAGAAGCTATCGAGCGTTTAAATAAAATTAAGTTGCCTACAGAACTATATGAAAATCTTAAAAAGCAAGCTGCCCAATATGATCAAAATTCAGTTAAAGCAGCTCAATCTGCTGACAAGTTAAAAATCTTCGGTGTTGAAGTAACTTTAACCGGTAATAAAGCTCAGAATGCAGCAGCTCAGCATCAACAGCAAGCGGATGCTTTGGGGAATACTGCTAGTGAGGCTGAAAAGGCAACAAAGGCTTTACAAGATTATCAAGCGAAGCAAAAAGATAGTGTTATTGATTCAATCTATAAATCAGGATGGCTTGATAAAGGTTACACCGTTGCTCAAGCTAATGCCATTTTAGAATTGCAAAAAGCAAAAGGAATGAGCGCAATTTTGTCTAAAGATGAAATTGATAGCGCACTTAGAAATCTCAAGATCATCGAAGAACAACAGGAGCGAGAAGATAAATTAACTGAAGCTAAAAGAAAGCAAACCAAAGAGGCTGCCAAACAAGCTGTTCTACTTGCAGGGAATAATGAGCGAGTGAGAAATATGCTTCGTGTATATCAGGCTTTCCGTAATGCTGGATTGGGAGATAAGCAAGCACGAGTAATGACAGCTCAAGTTGGGCGCGAGAATGATTTTAGAAATGAGGCAATGTTTGGTAGCCATAAGGATGAAAATAATGGTTATACAAATACTGGATTTATTTCTTGGCAAAAGACTCGCTCAACTAAACTCATGCAGTCCTTACAGGGACAAGGTGTTTTAGATAAAAATGGAAAAATCCAGCAAACCCAAGATGCTTTAGATGCGCAAGCTAAGTTTTTATTGCAAGAGGTTATGACTAATAAAAGTTATAGCAAATCTAAAGCCGCTCTTCTTAATGATGATTTAGACTATCGAAGTTTAGAAAAAATCGTGGGGAAAAATTTTATCGGGTGGGATTATGAAGGGAAAAAGCTTGGCAAAGCTAAAGCTTCGCAGCATTTAGCCAAACAAGACTCTTACTATAATCAGCTTAGTAAAATTTTAGGAGATAACCCCGAAGCAGCCTCAAAAGCAATCGGCGATCTTTCGAAGTTCGAAGATGAAGCATATAAGGCACGCGCTAAAACTCTTGAGGAAGTTAAACAGCTACAGGCAACATATGACTCAGAAACAGTTGCTAGAAGCAAAAGACGAGAGGAGGAAATCAACAAAGCAACCATTTTAGGTCAATCAAATTTAATCCCAAAAATTAATGAGCGTTATGATGCTGAAGACAAGTTAGCTCAAAAACAATTTGATTTTGAGGTAAATGGTTATAAGTGGACTGAAGAACAAAAGCTTGATTACACATATGAAACCAATTCATTACGTCTGGTTGCTGAGGGGAAATTAACAGAAGAACAGCGCAAAATTGCGATTGATTCGTTTAAGTTACAGCAGCAACAAGAATTAGGTTTACTAAAACTTGCTCAAGAGCAACGTCTTTTTCAGGCTAAACAAGCTCTACTGACAGAAACCCAAGCCATGCAAGAACGTTACAGACTCGAACGGGAGGAAATTCTTAAGAATACCAAGCTTTCTATAGAAGAGCGGCAAAAGCTAATCGCATTATCTAAAGCCAATCAGGATAAAGAGACACGCGATAAAGTGAATAATGCTGTTCAAAACTGGGGTGGTATTCAGGCGAGTATCACTGGTAATAGTGGTCAATTCGCTTTAGAACAGGAGCGCTTTAGCCGTTATGATGCTTCTCAAAAAGTATTTGATAGCCAGCTTGCTGATATTGAAACTCAGGAACAAGATCCAAATGCAAATATGGTAGCTCTAAATGCACAACGTGAACAAATCATGAAGGAGCACTTTGAGCGTTTGAAATTGATTGAATCTACTTATCAAAATGATTCAATGAATCTCCAGTTGGGTTATGGAGCTAGTGTCACAGGGGCATTGGCTGGCATGTTTAAAAATATGCTTGGTGAGTCATCAAGTGCTTATCACGTTCTTTATGAAAGTCAACGTGCATTCGCATTGGCGCAGGCTGGAATGAACATGTGGAAAGCTGCTTCAGATGCTTACGCAAATGAGCCAGGTACTTGGTACCAAAAAGCGGCAGCAGCAGCGATCGCGACAATTAAATCAGGTACATTTGTATCTCTCATCCAAGCTGCAACCCCGCAAGGATTTGCGGATGGTGGTTATACAGGTAATGGCCTAAAACACACTCCAGCAGGGATTGTGCATAAAGGCGAAGTCGTATGGTCGCAAGAAGATATCAAACGCTGGGGTGGTGTTAGCGTTGTTGAAAGCATGCGTCAAAGTAAACCAAGTGGTTATGCAAATGGAGGATATGTTTCTAATAATACTAGTGAAGCTATAGCAGCCCGACGGGAGGCACGACAATTTGATGCGATTAATTCAAATCAAACTCAAAGCAGTTCGAGTCAAGTTCCAATCAATGTTTATGTAACGGTTAATTCTGATGGTTCAAGTAAAACTGATACCCAAAATGACTCGAAGCAGCTTGGGCAACTGATCGGAAATGCGGTAAGAACGATTATCCGGCAAGAGCAACGACAGGGCGGTTTATTATCAAAGTAACCCACTCAATGTGTGGGTTCTTGATTTTGTGTTTTAGCCGATTCGCACAGGATATCCAAGGGAGATTTTTAAGAGCGAGAAAAACAGAACAATATAATAGGGGCTTTTTTAGCACCTTTTATATTTTTACGTACAAAAAACCCTCGATTGCAGTCGAGGGTTTTTTGTTTTCCAGCACTCGCCTAAGCAAATAGGAAAAAGTTTCTATGCATGAAATTATAGCAATAGTTCTGCAAAAAGTAGAGGTAATTATGAAAGAACATGGTTTCTGGAAAGTAACAGGATCTATTTTGATAGGAATTTTACTCTGGCAGTTTTCAAACATACTTAATGCTACCGCAAAGTTGATTGAGGTTTTTCGATGAACAAAAAATACAGCTTATGGGAGGTGTTTAAATCAACACTCATGATTTCAATCCCAATATTCTTGTGGAAATTACCAGAATTAATTACAGCAATTAAAGCTTAAAACCGACCCAAAATGAGGTCGGTTTTTTATGGAATCAATTTATGAGCGACCTTAAATTCACATTTGAATGTGACTTAGATGGCAATAGTAATACTCAGCGCTTTAATACGTTATCAAGCAAATTTGGCGATGGTTATGAACAGAATACTTCAATTGGAATTAATAACCGATCTGGAGAATGGACATATCAACGAACCGCTTACAAAGCGGAAATTATGCAAATCAAAGCATTCTTCGATCAGCACAAGGGCGCGGACTCATTTCTGTGGGATTCGCCGTTAGACGGTGAAGTCCGTGTAAAAACAAGTCCTGAATATCAACCGCGCCAAATTGGCGGTGATGTTTGGCAAATCTCAACGACATTCACCCAAGTTTTTTACCCTTAATTTAAACCCCTTTGAAGCCCCTTTTTAGGGGCTTTTTTTATGCGAGTAAGAAAATGACGATTCAAACAGTAAATTTAGGTACGGCACCGACTGGCGCAGGTGGTGATACATTCCGTTCAACTGGCGCAAAAATTAATGAAAACTTTACGAACTGGACACATGCGGCAAGTCGATATGTTGGGACTGCTGCTGGTAATGCGATGGAAGTTGGTGCATTTGGGGTTGGCTTAACACCCACAAATGCCGTTAGTTTTAAAAATTTAACTACTGAAGAAGCTGGGAAAGTTAAATCAGGTTTCTATTCAGATAATGATCATGTCGGAGAATTCATTGTTATTAGTGGAAATTCTGGCCAAAAGTTGCTTTTGGGCGGATCTCCTTATAATAACGGCATCCCTTGTTATCAATCTATTGGGTTATTTGAACCAACTCGTAAAGATTTCGCAACAGCTCCAATTCATACCTTTAAGACTTCCCAGAACACCACAATTGACGCAAATGGTTTTATTAAGGCAGCTTCTCCAATTGTAAAGTTATTTGCTTATAAAATTGAACCTAATGATGAAGCTGCTGAGCAGAACATTACTTTTGAAAAACTAGGCATTGGTCATCACATTATTAAAGGGTCATCTGGTTTTGCAACGGAAGGTTGGTATATTGAAACGCCAAAAGATGCTAATGGGAACATTCTTTTTGCTGTGATTTATCAGCAGTTAGAAAATAAAGATATTGAAATCAAAACTTTTAAAAAGAAGTTTGATGTTGAGTCTGCTTCAATTATTGCTGATTTGGATAATCCAGTTGATATTTCAACGGGTCGCTGGATCGATATTCGCTTGCAAGAAATTCCTAAACCAGTACCCGAAATGCCAGTGGTGACAGAAAATGACCCTGAATAGTGATTTTCAGAAGCTATATGTCGATGGGTTAATTCATTTGTATGAATTAGATGCCAGCTCACTTGGAGCTGGCATTTTACGTTTCCACGGGCATATAGCTTTTCAAGATTGGGAAAAAATTTACTCATCCATCGGATCTGAAGGATTGATCGGTGCAGATACTGGCAGCATTGGTAAAGTTTTTGATGCCGGTGATCAAAAAGTATGGAACCGCAATATTATCTGGCAAGGTCAAGTTTTTGAGCCGATGGCCATGGAAGTATCTGGGCTTGAAATGCGTTCAGATGGTAAAGCTTCAGCACCAACTTTAAGCATGGCAAACAATATCAACGGCATTCAAAATGCTGTGTCTGCTTACTGTTTGCAGTTTAAAGACTTTGCTGGTGCAAAACTTAAAGTGATTACCACACTTGCTAAATACTTAGATGCTGAAAACTTCACAGAAGGCAATCCAACTGCATCGAATGAATCAAAAGAGCAAATCTGGTACATCGAGCAAAAGACATCTGAAAATGCACAACAAGTGACTTTCGAGCTGTCCAATCCAATCGATTTTGAGGGTTTGAAAATCCCAGTTCGACAAATTACTTCACTTTGTCATTGGTGCATGGTCGGGAAGTACCGGGGCGAGGAATGTGGTTACACAGGTGTAGCAATGTTCACTGATAAAGATGAGCCAACTGATAATCCGGCACTTGATCGATGTGGTGGGCGCCTGCGATCTTGCCGATTGCGATTTGGTGAAAATAAACCATTGCCGTTTGGTGGGTTCCCGGCTTCAAGCTTATTGTGAGGTTTTATGAAACTTACTGCAAAACTTAAAAAAGCAATCATGGCCCATGCAGAAAAATGTTATCCGGAAGAATGTTGCGGGCTAATTGTAGGTGGTAAATATTTACCATGCACTAATATTGCCCCAACAGTTTATGATCAAAATGGCATTATTAAACAGGATAAAACAACTAATTTTGAAATTGATCCTGAAGATCTCGTGTCTGCAGAAAATCAGGGTGAAATTCAAGCTTATGTTCATTCGCATCCAGATGGCACTACCAGAGCTACTGATTTGGATCGTATCCAAATTGAACTACATAAAACGCCATGGGTCATTTGCTCCTATCCAGATCTGGATTTTCAAGTTTATGAACCTTGTGGTTATCGCGCCCCCTTAGTGGGGCGTAATTATATTCATCATTATCAGGACTGTTATGCACTAGTCCGTGACTTTTATGATCGTGAGTTAGGTATTAAGTTGCCAGACTTTGAACGAAAAGATGGCTGGTGGGAAGACAAAGATCATCCGTCAATATTGATTGATAACTTTCCGAAAGCCGGTTTCTATGAAGTGGACACTCCGCAATATGGAGATATGTTGATTTGTCGAGTACCACGAACAGAACACCCAAATCATTGCATCATTTGGCTTGGTGATAAAGCAATGCTGAAGTCCGAAGATACTGAACCTTGTATTGGCAATACATTAATTTTGCATCAGCTTCACGGCCGTAAATCTATACGTGAAATCTATGGACCGCAATGGTCAACCAGAACGGTAAAAATCTTGAGGCATAGAGATGTTAAAAACAATTAAGTTGTACGGCATCTTGGGGCAAAAGTTCGGTCGTGAATTTAAGCTCGATGTCGCAAATACTCGCGAAGCCATGCGGGCATTATCTGTCCAGATTACTGGCTTTGAGCATTTTATGTTGCATGCACATGAGCAAGGTCTACGCTTTGCCGTGTTTCTAAAAGGAAAGAACTCGAGTAATAAGCGGGGCAAGAAACGCCCAGCAATTTACGACAATGAAACTAAGCGGCTCATTACCGGCGATAACATCGGTGAAGAACAGCTTGATATGAATACTGAAGCTGAGTTTATTCATATTGTTCCGCGTGTAGTTGGTGCAGGCGGTAATGGAATATTACAGACTGTTTTAGGTGCTGTGATGGTCGTGGTGGGGGTTTTAGTAACTGTAGGCACACTTGGTGGTGGAGCACCACTTGGTGCTGCATTGATTGGTTCAGGTATTGGAATGATGCTTGGTGGGGTGGCTATGATGCTTATGCCGAAGGTTGATACTACTCAAGATCAAAACCAAGATGGCAACCGTGCCAACAAAGGATTTGGCGGTGCAGTAACTACAGTTGCTCAGGGCAACCCAGTACCTATTTTATATGGCCAACGTGAAATTGGCGGCTTTATTATCAGTGCTGGTCAATATCCTGAAGATCAGATGTAAAGTTTAATTTAACAGGCGCTTTCTAGCGCCTTTTTTATTGCGTGAGATTTCTTATGAATGCAGTAGTAGGCGCAAAAAAAGGCAGTAAAAAACAACGGCAACCTGTCATTTCACCAGATTCTGCACAATCGAAAACTTTTATCAAGGTTCTATATGGTTTAGCTGAAGGCGAGATTGAAGGTTTAGCTAATGGGCTTCAGTCAATTTATTTAGAAGAGACTCCACTTAAGAATGCAGACGGAAGTCTTAACTTTGAAAATGTAAAAGTAGATTTTAGAAATGGTACTAATGATCAGGAATACATTGAGGGTTTTCCTGCAGTAGAAAGTGAAACTGCCATCGATGTGGAGTTAAAGTCTGAAAAGCCGTGGGTTCGAGCTTTTAGTAATCTTGATCTCGATGCAGTACGCCTGCGCTTAAAGTGGGGTCCTTTGCGTACTCAGAATGCTACAAATGGTGATGTATCAGGCGTAACGATCGAATACGCAATCGATTTACAGACTGATGGAGGTGTCTGGACTGAAGTACTAAAAACCAAGATTTCTGATAAAACTTCTGCAAATTACGAGCGAGCACACCGCGTTGATTTGCCTCGAGCTGATTCTGGTTGGCTTGTACGTGTACGCCGTCTGACTCCGAACTCATCTTCTGAATATATCAGCGACAAGATGTATATTGCAGCTGTTACAGAAGTGATCGATGCGAAATTACGTTACCCAAACACAGCATTATTGGGCCTTCAATACGATGCTGAGACTTTTGGAAACGTTGCTAAAGTTGCAATGGATGCGAAGGGGAGAATCCTAAAAGTCCCTACAAATTATAATCCGGTTACACGTCAGTATATTGGAATGTGGGACGGTACTTTCAAAGAGGCATATTCCAATAATCCAGCTTGGATCTATTACGATATATGCACCGTAGACCGTTATGCTTTGGGTGACCGATTAACCCCGCTAATGGTTGATAAGTGGTCTTTATATCGTTTAGCACAATACTGTGACCAAATGGTGCCGGATGGGTTGGGCGGTCAAGAACCACGCTTTACTTGTAACGTTTATCTTCAGAGCGCAGAAGGTGCATTTGAGATTTTAACTAAGTTAGCTGGTGTATTTCGTGCCATCACATTTTGGGATGGCAATAGCATTATTTGTGATGCGGATATTCCCCAAGATACGTATTTCACTTATACGCGTGCCAATGTCATTGATGGCAATTTTGAATATGTAGGTACTCGTGCACGTGATCGCCATAATGTTGTAAAAATTGCGTGGGATAACCCAGCTAATCACTATAAAACTGAATATGAATTCGTTCGCGATGAAAAGGCGATTGCTGAAGCAGGCCAAGTTCGAATTTTAGAAATTGATACTTGGGGATGCACGTCGCGTGGACAAGCGCAGAGAGCAGGCTGGTGGGCATTAAAGTCTGAGCAATTAGAAACTCGTACGGTGAGTTTTAAAGTTGGTTTGGATGGCCATATTCCGCAACCGGGAAGAGTTATTGATATTGCAGATCCATTGTTTGCTGGTCGAGCAAACGGTGGACGTGTATCTAAAATATCAGCAGATCGTAAAAGCATTACCCTAGATCGTGACGACGTTGTGGCAGTTGCTGGTGACCGACTGATTATTAATGGCGAGGATGGCAAAGCTCAAACGCGAATAGTTCAATCGATCTCTGGTCGAGTGGTAACTGTTACTCATGAATTTGATGCTATTGCCACTCAAAATGTATGGGTTATAGATGCCCAAGATTTAGCAACAATGAAGTTTCGAGTGATCTCGATTACTCAAGACGAAAGTCATCAATTTTCAGTGACTGCACTTCAATATAACCCAGCCAAATTTGATGCCATTGATAAGGGCGCTTATTTTGATGAGGTCCCGATTTCGATTGTGAACCCAACAATTCAGGATCCTGTAACTGATGTCGTTGTTACTAGTGAAAGCCGAGTTGATCAGGGCATCAACGTGGCGATAATGATAGTATCTTGGGCGCAGGCAAAAGGAGCCGTTAAATATCAAGTTGAGTGGCGTAAAGATGACGGGAGTTGGATTAAGCTTCCGATAACCGGCAACAACTCAGTCGAAGTACCAGGTATTTATGCGGGTCAATATCAAGCGCGAGTAACAGCGATTTCAGCTTTTGAGATAGCTTCTTTACCAGTTTATTCAACTTTGACTGAACTCTCTGGAAAGCAAGGTTTACCTCCAAAATTGGCATTTATCCAAGCGACAGGAATCTTATTCGGTATAAAACTTGATTGGGGCTTCCCTGCAACTGGTGCTCTAGATACAGCTTATACCGAGATTCAAGTTTCTCCGGATGGTACCAGCAACATTGCTCAATTGGGCTTATTTGCGTATCCAACAACGACTCATACGATTCAAGGTTTGCAGCCAAATCTGACTCAATTTTATCGTGGCCGCTTGATTGATAGAATCGGAAATATTGGGCCGTGGTCAAACTGGACTAGTGCAACAACATCGGCTGATGCCTCAGATATTTTAGACATTCTGGAAGGTAAAATTTCTGAAACAGAGTTAAGTCAGGATCTTAAAACCAAGATTGATCATATTGAGACTATTGATGCTGAAATAGGTCCACTTAAGCAAGATATTCAGAATACGAAAGATCGGATTGCGCAAGAAGTCATTGATCGTCAAAACGCTATTCAACAGGCATCGGATGGCCTTTCACAGCAAATTATTGCAGGTGATGAAGGTGTTCTTGATGTTGTAAATACCGTTAAACAGTCAAGTGACGAGGGAATTGCAGCTGCTCAAGAAAGCATTCGTGTTGTTGCAAATGATCTCTCACTTGTAGCTGAAAAAACGGACGGTGTATATGCACAGTTAAATCCACCTTTGATTGGATCTGAGTCTGATTTGATCGGTAATGATCAGGGCTTCGCAGGAACTTGGTCAGTTCAATCGGCAATGATCGAAGGGGACTTAGCACTTAGTAAGCGTATTGATACAACGGCAGTTGAGTTAAATAACTTACAGGCTTATGCACAACGAGAAGTACAAGCACGAATTGAGGGTGATAGGGTAACTGTTCAAAAAATAGATAACTATATCGCAAGTAATGATAGTGCTCTTGCAACTGTACGTGAATCTGCACAGGTAGCAGTTGAGCAGTCATCGGCAAATGCTGAGGCAATTGAATTAATTAATCTTGAGCTTGACGATAAAGCTTCAACGGGACAATTGACGCAAGTTAAGTCAGACATTAAGAATGTAGATGACAAAGTTGCCGCCCAAACAGTACGCATTGACGGTGTTTACGCGCAAATCAATCCACCATTGATTGGGTCAGAATCTGACTTAATCGGAAATGAAGGAGGTTATGCAGGCGTATGGTCAGAGCAATCTGCACGTATTGAAGGCGATTTGGCTCAATCTAAACTTACTGAACAGCTTTCTGCTCAGATGAATGAGAACAATGCCGTATTCAAGCGTCAGCTTAAGGCAAATTCAAGTGCTATTACTTCTACTTTAAAGTTAACTGAAACGTTAAATACAAAAGTCGGTGAGAATAGTGCTTCTATTCAAAATGTCACTGAAAGTGTGGATGGTATCTATGCTCAGCAGTTTACCAAGTTCGATGTAAATGGTCATGTTTCAGGCCATGGATCAATGAATGATGGAACTACTTCAACTTTCATTTTTAACTATGACTGCATTCAATTTGGTACTCCAGTGGGTATAGATGGTATTGAGCCAAAACCCTTAATGACATTGCAAAATAAGCCTGTGACTTTGCCAAACGGTACTGTTATTCCGCGTGGTTTGTATGTCGATAATGGTAGTTTTGGATATATCAATGCCAATCGAATCTGGGCTGAAAACTTAAGCGTTATCACAGCAAACTTGGGTACTTTTATCTCACTTGCAGATGAAAACAAACCTAACGGTGCACGAACTGTTATTAGCGGCAAAAAGATTGAAGTCTATGACGACTTGAATCAAGTCCGGGTAAAACTCGGTATTTTCTAAGGAGAAAAGTTAGTGGATGCTCAGTTCTTGGCTTCTATTGATGGAGCCCAATTAATACCATTTAAGCAATCATTGCCAATTTCTCATATGGTTGGGGAGGTAATAAATCCAGCAGATATTAATTCTTATCAAGATAGAGCTTCATGGCAATTTACCATTCCTGATGGCCTGATAAAGCCTATTCTGATTGGTGAAATTAAAGGATGCCGATGTGCTTTTGAGCAAATTTCTACTTCACCTAATACTTGGAGATTTCAAGCTATGGGCTTGTGGATTCGACATAAACGGTATTCAGATTTAGATCAAAAGCAGTGGAAAGAACCCATGATTCGAGCAGGTTTTAAAATTCGATATGGTGGATATCGTGGTTAGTTATTTTGAACTTAAAAACGATAACTTCAATGTTGTTATTGATGATACATACAACTCAGCTAAGTTCTTGGGAAAGTATGATGTAACTTTAAATACTTTTATTGATCGTAATAATAGTTCTTATTATGTTGAAGGATCTGATTATACATGGTCGGGTACCGTAACTGCCGCAACAGGTAATACTTTAAGAGAGCTAGGTTTTGATTATGATGAACCAAGTGATGCCGACTATGAAAAATTCTTAGCTAGTTTAAATAGTCAAATTCTTTCTTTTGCTCGGACGCTTTCAGGGCGTCCAATACGATCAAATTCAATATTAACTAAAATTAATGGTATATGGAATTTTAACTTTAATCTCTTTGGTTATCAGCAAGGAGATGTAGGAACAGTAGTAAGTTATACTATTGCAAAAATGATGCCGAGTAAATTCGGACTTCAGGTTTTTAATGCTGAAGGTACCTTAGTATTTGATGCTCTTAAAGGATATTTGCAATTGGCAGGTATTATGACAGGTGGCGTCAATACTTATACCAACCCTGCGGCAACCTATACCATTACATTGTCTGAAGAATTATCTAGCGAACATCTATTTATATCAGATACGATGTCATACCCATGGCGTAATGGCATGAGAATTACATCAAGTGGTGTGCAGTATGGTGAAGCAAACTTTTATCCAGTTATGTCATTCCCGAACTTAACAACTATTGAAGTAAAATTGATGCAAAACGGAAATATTCCGGGAACTACAGGTTCAAGAAGCTTTAACTATTTTTATGAGGCAGTGATTTATTGCCCATATCCCAAAAATTTCTATACAGGTAAACAGTAACTCAAGATTAAATCTAATTTATTTTTGTACTTTAAAGCACCCAACCGGGTGCTTTTTTATTGCCTACGATCTGGAGGATGGCATGCATGAACGATCAGACAAATAGTGTAGTTGAAGCAGCTGCAAGTACAGCTGCCGCAACTGCAACAAAATTCACTTATGGCTATGTAGTAGGGGGCAGCTTGATTGGTGTAGTTGGCAAAATTGATTGGGCTGTTGTCTTTTCAATCTTAATTGGTTTAGCGACCTATTTTACTAATCTCTATTTTAAGCGCCGTGATGAAAAGCGTAAGAACGAGATTCATGAGCTTCAAACCAAGCAATATGAGCTAACTAAGAAACGCTTAGAAGGGGAAACAGATGACAAGCGAACAGACTAGAGCATACCTTTCATTTGCTCTTGTGGGATTAATGTTTGTATTGGTGATTGCTTTATTTTTTGTGGAAATGCCGCGGGAAAATAGCACTCTTTTAAATACAGCATTGGGTTTTATTGCGGGGGCGATGTCTATGGCGTGTGGCTATTACTTCGGTAGTTCAGAGCTAGAAAAGAAAAAGAAAACCGAAGAAACCAAGCAATTTTAATTTACTAAATCTTTATACCGCCTTCGGGCGGTTTTTTTATATCTGAAGGAAACCGAAATGAACATTGAAAAATATCTTGATGAATTAATTAAGCGTGAGGGCGAGTACGTAAATAACCCAGCAGATCGGGGCGGTGCAACCAAATACGGTATTACTGAAGCTGTAGCACGTGAAAACGGCTATAAGGGCAATATGAAAGATTTGCCTCTTGAAGTGGCCAAAGCAATTTATCGCAAAAACTATTGGACAGCCCCACGTTTTGATCAGGTGAATATTATTTCTTCTGCTGTAGCTGAAGAGCTTCTAGACACTGGTGTGAATTGCGGTACCGGATTTGCAAAACCTCTTTTACAACGTGCTTTGAATCTCCTAAATAATAATGGTAAAGCAGGGTGGCCAGATTTATCTGTAGATGGAATTTATGGTCCAGCAACCTTTAATGCACTCAAAACTTATTTGGTCAAACGCGGGAAAGAAGGAGAAAAAGTTTTAGTTCGAGTTCTGAACATTATGCAGGGTCAGCGCTATATTGAGATTTGTGAGCGTAATAAAAGCCAAGAGCAATTCTTTTATGGCTGGATCGCAAATCGGATTGTTATATGACTTTCTTTCAATACAGACGTTCAAAGATAGCTTTCACAATCACACTGCTGTGCATTCTATTTTCAGGATGCACAGCTCATACAATTAATAGTAAGGTTAATATTAGAATTTGCGTAAAAGCCCTTTAATAGGACTTTCATAATATCGATATTGAAAATACTAAATCGAAGAAAAATATCTTCTTTTATTTAAAATAAATACAATTTTCTATAAAATAGTCTTTTTGAAGATTTAAAGTTATATGAATAAATTTAATTACTTAGACCAATTAATTGCAAATTGTGAAGAAGCAAAAAAAGCTTTTCCTAGTCGCGAAATAACTATAGACAATATAGCTGATAAAGTTAAGGATTTTAAGTCTGCGATATATATTATCCGAGAAATTGGAGGTAATCCCTTAAAAACATTTAATGATTTTATCTCCTTTAGAGAGGAGGAGGGGCTAAAAGGTGAAAATCGAATGAGGTGTGCAAAGCCAAATAGTCCTTCAGAAATCTTATACGTAGGTTCCTCGATAAACGATCTAATAAATCGTTTAAGAGAACATACAACAAAAGTGAGTAGTTTAAAAACTTATGCTTTGAGATTAAATAACTGGTTTAAAGGAGAATATCAAATTCATATTAAAGAATATGATGTCAGTAGAGATATTCTTCAATTGATTGAAGATAATCTAGCTTATGAGCTAAAACCAGCTTTTGGAAAAAGAGGACCAAATGGTAAATAGAGTTAACGTTAAGTTTTCGCTAGCTGTATATTCTAATGTTAGGATGTACAGCACATACGATCAACAGTAATGTGAATGTAGGAATTTGTGTGTGAGCTCTCAAATGAGAACCTTTGTTTTAAGATGTTGGCAATTTTTTGTAGGATGATTGCTTGTTTATATGAGTGTTAAGTTTATAAAATAATTCACTTTCCCAAAGCTTTAAATTTGGTATTTTTTCTATAATCTTTTTATGCATTTGATATTCACGCAACATTTTGGTTTTGAATTCCTTTTGGTTTCTAATATCAAAAAGTTCCTTAAACTTTGATGAGCTAATACTATTACACTTCATTATTTCATCTTCAAAGTCAATATCTTGTTGTAAGAGTCTTAGTTGATATCCATTATCTTCTAAATACTTTAAATTTTGAAGAAAATTATCTAATTTTGCTGGGAAGTTTTTTAATACATCTGTATCAAATATTATATAAAGAAAAAGTTTTTTCTTATTTGCTGGAAGCCTAATTGTTCTTGATCTTAATTTATTTAGTGGAATTTCACATAAATCTACCTTTTCAGCTTTACCTAAAAATGGAGATGACTTAATAAAAATCATCTCACATTCACCTTCAACCCAATAGATATTAATATCGTTTTTCATAATATTAATCTTCCATCATGAGTTCATCTATTAGATATGTGTCTGGCAAAGTACATAACACATCATTTTTAACATAATTAATAATAGATCGATCATTTTTATTAAAGTTGTCTTCAGCTTTAATAAAAATGGAATTATGATTGCTATCTCTTTTTATAAACAGATAACTATGTATAGGGAGATTCATATCTAAAATATCATAATTATGAGTAGTATAGAAAAATTGACTATATTTATTCATCTTTTCAATAATTAAAGCAATAATCGCCCTTTCAATTTCAGACTGAACATGTGACATGCCTTCGTCTAAGAAAAATGTACAACCATTTAGACCTTTACTGCTGATTATACTAGATATTAAACTAGCTATTTTTATAGCTTCATAAGTACCTAATGAGAGTAAATGCCTTTTGTCGATAGAAATTTTTCCATCATTACTTATATAAATTTTATCTTTATTATAAAAATTAATAAAGAAACCATTAGTTTCACTTTCACCCTTTTCTAATGCTTCATTTACAGAAACAATACTTGGGTCAAAAGTCTTTAATACAGCACTTAAAATTTCTTTATTATGAGCTTCGTTAAATTTAAACTTAGAATCATCAGAAAGATCGTTGTAAAGAAAATTCCATCCAATACTAAGTTCTAAATTATTAAAGATAAATAATGCATCTTTGAACCTAACACTAGAATAATCCTCATCATAATTACTTAAGTAAAATGATTCTCTACCTTTTAAAGAAAAATTTTCATCTAATTTTTCTAATAAATCTCTTAGTTTCTGTATGTTGTCAGATTTTTTTATTTCAACGGCCTTATACGTAAAATGAAAACGACGTCTTTCTTTGCTTTCATTTAATAATACTTTAACTTTTAAATAATGAATATAACTATAGTAATTCTCACCTATTACAGCAGGTTCTGTTGAAGGTTCTTTATCAATAAATTCAATATTAAAAACTAACTCATTTTTATCTGGATGCATTCCTTCCCTAAAAAAATTATTAATTTCTTTGTTATTAATAAAACTTCTTATAGCTACTAAAATTTTAGCCAAAGATGTCTTACCAGTTGCATTAGCTCCAGTTAAAATTACTACTCGTTTGTATCTTATATTTTCAAAATTTGGTAAATACTCATATGGAATTGTAGAATCATTAATTTTTCTTGAATAAGTTAAGTCAAGTTCACAATCAACAAAGCTATACCAATTGTCTACATATAGTTTAGTGATGATCATTTTTTTAAATTCCAATTTTTGGAATAGAGAATTATACACTATTAAGGTAAACAATGGATCATTTCTTTTGCTACACTACAATTTGTATCTTTTGAAATATAAATATCAATAGTTTCAGCCAACACTATAAAATTTATAATTTAGTCTAAGTTCATTCATAAGTCACTTAACGATTGGTAGCTGATCCCAAAGAAAGGGATTCTTGCTTAATTTATCGCGGGACATCGACCAGTTACGACTAGGCACATAACATGGACCGACCCCGAGTTTTTTCTTTCCAAATTTTGTATGCACGTTATCTAGCGCCTTCATTAATTGTTCTTTCTTTTCTATCATTTCAAAGTCGGTTAAGAGGTCATAAGTATGGCCAGACTTGGGCTCTAGACAGGTCAGCACCACGCCGCATTTCTTATATTTAATCCCTTCGCTATAGATTTCATTCAACATTCTCGTAGCTGCTTTGACAAAATCTACTGCACAGTCAGTCGGTTCTGAAAAAGAGCCTGTAATAGATTTATTGTAAAAGGGCACATTCGGATCGAAAGGATTTGACTGTACAAAAGCAATCATACATCCACATAGCAGCCCTTCATCACGCAAGCGTTTACATGCATCTTGAGCATACATTGAGATAGCTTCTTTTAAGTCAGTTAGCTCAGTTACGCGACCACCGAAAGACCTAGAGGCAACAATTTGTTTTTTTGATGGGGGAGTGTGTTCGATCTCAATGCATGAGATACCTTGCAATTCGTAAATGGT